GGCTCCTACTAGGTCCGTCAAGGAACGCTTCGGCGTGGCAGTGATGCCCCTACCGAGTTGGACTTCAGGTGCAGTGTCTTCTGAAGATAACCCTTTAATGCGATTGGAGAACATTACCGATGGATCAGACTACACGACGGCGACTTCGATTCGTTCCGAACTCCCCGCTTAAAGCTGGGAAGTTTAAAGTTGGCGAGTGGTTCAAGTTGGTTGGCAATACTTGGGTAAAGTTTGCTGACCAAAATGTCACACCTTCCAACACTTACCGTTCTATTGAGGTTACTTTGGACCAATTAAATCCTGGTCCTCCTTATAAGAGCGGTGGAGCGTTTTTGAATGTCAAGTCCGAAGTGTTGCCTGTACCTATTCAGGGAAGCGGCACCTATGACTCGCGCGACACCTTTAATAACGGTGATGGTGCGTTTCGTCGGCGCTACGTTGGTGGTTTTTCCGAACCCGATTTTGGTGGGTGGGATTTTACGCCAGCGCAGTTGAAGGATATGGTCTTTCTGACCAGTCCAACAATCGTTCTTCCTACTGATCCATATAACTCCCAGGTTTCAACTAGATTGAAGCCTAAATTGAGCAAGGCCAATCTGGCACAATTCCTCATTGAATTAAAGGATATGCCACATATGCTGTCTAAAACTGCCACAGATTTTAAAGCTCTGTGGTTGGGGTTAAATCCCATATCAAATCGGCGATCTTTACAGCCGTATATGACCAGTTCTGAAGCAGCCGGTACCTTTCTCAACCACCAGTTTGGGTGGAAACCTTTCCTCAATGATGTGGAGCAGCTTATTGATGCTACCCTTCAATCACGTGAGGCGATGCTTGATTTAGAGCGTCGCAATAGCACGTGGGAGCATAGGAGTGGAGTAATCAAACCTGAGGACGTGGACAATGAAGTGACGTTAGCAACTGGATTTGGTAACTTGGTTCAACCAAGTACTAGTCCCTTGTTTACGACTTTGTTAGATACCACGAAGCCTTGGACCACCCGTTCCTCGATTCTCTTACGAGATAGTATCAAAGTTTGGGCATCTGGGGAGTGGCGGTTCTATCGTCCGGAATTCGATACCCTACGTCAGGATTTTGCATCTAATTTGATGCTAATAAAGCGTTATATAACGCTTTATGGCGCAAGGATCGATCCGTACGTCCTCTGGAAGGTAATGCCCTGGTCTTGGCTCGTCGATTGGTTCGCTACGGTGGGTCCATTTTTGGACTCACTCGTGGCTGCCCAACTCGATGGAGTTGTATCCAGGAATCTGTTTCTTATGCACGGTCGCAGGAGAAGAATTATTCTCCGTCAGGAGTTCAACTTCTGGACCGGTCCACGCATGGTCGAATTTATCCGTACCATTCGCGTGAAGCAACGAAAAGTGGCAGAAACTCCTTTTGGACTCGGCCTTAAGTGGGAGAATTTATCTCCCATGCAATGGTCCATCATGGGTGCTGTAGGGTTAACCCGTAAGCAACCACGATGATTCTACTGCTGGCTTAAGAGATCGGCCCTTGAGAAAGGCTGTCTGCAACCAGTGGTTAAACTCTCTTATAACTTCTGAGGTCAACCATGTCGTTTGCTGAACCCGTAACTATCACTATTAACGCCGTACCAATCGCTTTTAACAAGCGATCAAGTAGTGGAACTTCTTCTATTTGGTCGTCTAGCGATAACCTATGGACTTTGACGATTTCCCACCAAGTAATTGGGAAGGATCGCGTCAGGTCTATGGCTCGTCTGGACCAGAAAAAGGTCGTTACCAATCCATTGGATAGTACCAATGACTGGGACACGTTCTCTACCTGGACGGTAGAGGAGCGGCCAGCTTTTGGCTTCTCCAATACTGAAATGAAAAACCAGATCTCAGGCTTTACAACCTGGGATGTACTTGGCGCTACACAGGATAAAATTCTCAATCAAGAAAGTTGAGGCTAGTATGAATAGCAAGTTGAAGAACCTACTGTTCAAACTGGTTTCGGATGCGGCCCCTGAGCTTCTCGGCCAAATAATGGCTGAGATGGCAAAAGGTAATGCTAGCCCAAAAGGCGAAAAACCGAAATCCTCTAGTAAGAAGCCCACAAAATAGTGGAGCTTCTTAATCCCCTGTGGTGATGTCGTGGGATCCATTATTGGGTCTCATTAGCAGACTGACGTGGCTTGATTTTGACCCCCAATTAAGGAGGCAAAATGAAAAGCAACGAAAGTGACTGTCTGAAGTTGATGCGTACGATCTATAAAGATCTAACCGCATCATGCGTCGCTGACGTCTCTGATTTTCGTGACTTAAAAACAATAGAGTCACGGGTCGAGAGAGAGGGGATTTCGTTTTTGACGATTACCCTTCCCGCCTTTTGTGCTGACTTTGAAAAGTCGCTCGAGGCGGGTTTTATAGACCCAAAAAGCTTCCGTAATTTCAAGAAGCTTCGAGCTATCCCCCATTTTCTGAAAGGGATGCTCGGTCTACTCTTCGACATAGAGACAGGTAGGTTGTATGAGCAAAACTTTATTGCACCAGATGATTCCGCTCATCTTGTTCGTGTTATTAGGCAGTTATGCCTCACGTTCAAGAAGATGGAAATTCCATGTACTCCCGCGAGGGAGCGCAAGTCCCTGGATAGCTTTGTTCAAACAGAGCTTTCCTTTCAAGAGTTTCTTCCCTCCGAGGAAGATGAGTCCTATTTTAGGGCTCTATCTTTTGTGCTATGGAGTGATATGCTACGGCATTTACGCCTTGACATGTTATCTCCTAAACACGGTCCCGGAGCTACCGCTGAGCGTATTTCCGGTAATCGGAAATACCAGTGGTTGCGCTGGCACGAACGCCTTGAGAGTTACTTCCCTATCATTGGCAATGGGTATACCATATCCGTTGACAGCGAGCAGGTTCTCGAGGGTGTTAAGTTCATTCCAGAGGACGAAGAACAACCCGTTCGGGTTACTCTCGTCCCGAAGACTTTGAAAGGTCCTAGGATCATCGCTATAGAGCCCGTGTGCATGCAATATGTGCAACAAGGGATTCGAGAGGGTCTTTATGACCTCATCGAATCTAGCTGGCCTACAGCTGGTCACGTAAATTTTCGTGATCAGTCTATTAACCAGAAGCTTGCGATGATTGGTTCGAGTGATGGATCACTAGCAACGGTAGATCTTTCTGATGCGAGTGACCGGGTTCCCCGGGATCTTGCGTTGGCCATGTTCGATTCTCATCCCGATTTACGAGATGCGATCGATTCATGTCGCTCGACTAAGGCGGAGCTTCCTAATGGTACCGTAATTGGACCACTACGGAAATTCGCTTCCATGGGTAGTGCTCTTTGCTTCCCAATAGAGTCCATGTACTTCTACACTATATGTGTAGGGGCTCTGTTGAGGGCGCTTAGCTTACCTGTGACCAGGTCTGGCATAAATTCTGTCAGGCACATGGTCCATGTTTATGGGGACGACATAATTGTCCCCACAGCATATGCGACTGTTGTTCTCGATCACCTGCGTTTGTACAACTGCAAGGTGAACCACAGTAAGACTTTCATGACTGGAAAGTTTAGAGAGTCTTGTGGAGCTGATGTCTATGATGGAAGTGAGGTTACCCCCACCTACATCAGAACACTTAAGCCTGAGAACAAGCAGCAAGCTAGCCGACTCTTATCTTACTGTGCCACTGCCCATCAGTTTTATCTGAAAGGGTGTTGGAATACAGCTCAGCTGCTCTATGAGCTAGTTGAGAAGGTCGTCGGTTCTTTACCGTACGTCCCTGAGGAGTCTGCGTGTCTTGGCCGTAAGTCGTTTTTTGGGTTCCGTTCCTTTTCAAGATGGAACGGTTATCTCCAACGCCTTGAAGTTAGGGCTTGGTGTCCAACACCGGTTTATCGCACTGATGAACTGGACGGCTACGGTGCGTTGATGAAAAGCTTTCAACGGCTACGGGAGCCTTCAATTCTTCCGTTAGTCTTAGATTGCGATCATCTTCAGCAATCTGCGCTTCACGGCGAAGTTGCGCTAAAACGTCGTTGGGTCCCCGCTACCTAAGCGGGTGCTGGGTTCAACCAGCTGGGAGTCCACAGAGCTGCC